CCAGTAAACGTGTTAGCCTCGCTGCGCAGGGCCTCTTCTGGCGTGTCGCCGGACAGCACCTCGAACTTCACAGAGCTGCTATTGAGATCGAGTATCGCCTGGAGCTCCTGCAGTAACAGCGGCATATAGCCGCCCTGCGTAGTCAGTGGACCGAGCGTGACGTGTGACGTGAACACCTCGCCGTCGTCCTGGTATGCACTTGTGTTGACATTGCGGATATAGCCGTCTTCACTTCCAATCAGCACCGTGCGATCGCGAGGCAGGTCGCCGTCGAATGATATGGCGGTGACAGGATTGAAGTTCGTGTTGGCGTATTGATCTTGCCACCAGCTGGTTGACCTGGCATCCCAGTACCAATGCGTCGTGGTGCCTGCAGTTAGCGGAGTAATGAATACGTGCATTCCGTCTCGCTCGCCGTCCCATAGTAGCTTGACGGTGTTTGTGTTCATGTTGATTGACCCAAGCTCTGGGTCGATAGCGGCTCCAGATATACTCTGAGGCCCGGAACCAGGAACAATCTTGTAGATGTCACCATGATTGCTCATGAAGAACACCTCGGCTTCTGGAGACATGCACCACGCTTCTCCCCACGCCATGCCCATCTGGCTGGTCACTAAGTCAATGCTGCCGCTTCCGGCTTGCGGATCACCTGCAATCTGCCAGATTGTGTGGTCGCAACCAACTAGCAGGACGTCGTCAGAGTACGGGATTAGTGCTGTTACCTTGTCTCCAAACTTGCCAGTGAATCCGATGCCGCCCTGTATTGCCTGCGTTGCGGTAACCGTATTCGGAGAATAGTCCCAGTCGTTCGGGTCCCCGACCTTGCTCATGAACCAGTTGTGCGGGTCGCTCTGCAGGCCAGAAAGCACAATCCGGCTGCGCCACATCGTGATCAGCTTTGCTGACGTATTGCCTACGTCGCCAGGCAGCGAGCCGGCCGTTGGCGTCCAGTCGGATGTCTGGTTTGTGGCAGGGTCCCATACCTTGTACGTCTTGCCGTCCGTGTAGTAGATGTCTCCGAGAAGTTCTGTAGAGTAGATGACTGGTGCACTGCCGTTGAGTGACTGCGTTCCGGTTGTATTGGCGGCGGTTGCTGCGGTGGTGTTGATTTTGTATACTGTGCCATTGCAGACAGCGCCGGCGATGATCGTTCGGCGAAACAGAAAACCAGAGTTTGGCGACAGGTCCTCGACATCAACTGAGTAGTTGATGTTCTGAATTCTGCTGCCGCCTTCCATCTGCGTTGGACAATACTTCGTCAGCCCTGGGCGACTGCCGCCGCGCAGCCGCTCTTCTGGCGCATCGAATGGCCGGACGTTAATCGCGTTGATGCACGTTCCCTCTGGCTGCCCCATGCGCGAAGACATAACGGTGATGCCGCGCGTCGGAAACGTCAAGATGGCTTTTTGTGTTTCGCGCATTACTTCTCCACGTTTGGCGAAGTTGTCTTTTGCTCACTGTCAATTCGAATGGCAGTGGCAAGGGCGTTCTGGAACTTTTGCTGGTACGCGCCGTTTTGCTGGTCGTCCAGCATAGACTCGGCCGCAGCCAAGAACGAGTACAGGAGCGCCTCTCCGTACTGCCCTCCGCCGAGCGGATAGATGTTAGAACCGCCTAGCCGGTCCGGGACTTGGGCATACCGATACGTGACTACTGCTGAGTTAACTGCCAATCCTGGAGTAGGATAGAATTCAATTTCCCATCGCTGCCCAACAGAAGCGTCGAACGATTTCGGCCGAACGGCAAAGTAGAACGGAGTGCCTGTGCTGTTTTCGACTGACTGGCATTGCCGCAGCTCTTCCTCTGGCATCTTCTTGAGCGTTCTGTTCTCGGTACCAGATGCAAAAGAAATGCTGTTATCAATGAAAGCGCCGCCGAAGTTGTCAGGCAGGTCGTACTTTGATGTACCGTTGACAAGTGTGACTGTGTTAGTAGTCCTCAGGAACTCCCATTCGTGGCGAGGAACGTCAGGAGCGATTGGCGGGAAATAGAACGTGCGCAGCGCACGGTCCATTATGTACGTGAAGTCAGTGTTCTGGTCTGTAGTCCAGCTGGCGTAATCGCGGCCCCAGCCAAGATACGTCCCGACCTCGCGCTTGAATGTATTCAGTGACGGCGAAAGATTTGGTTCTGCCATGATTGCCTGCCGTTATGGGGTTGCGATTCCAACCTGCCACCACCCAGTGCCTCCGTCAGACACTATCACAAAGCCAATGTTGGCGGCATTAGAAGACGTATTGGCTGCGCCGTCGATTGTCTGGCCAACAGCTGCGACGATCGTGATTGTGTTTGCATCGCCAGTAATTTTCTTGACATACACTGGCTTGCCGGTGTATTTTGCCGCGTCAGGCAACGTGATCTGTACGTCGCTGGCGGCGGTATTTACAGCCACGAACGTCTCAGGATACACCATTGTGGTGTTCGTGTTGACCTCGCCGGCCGATGTCGGCAGTGGCTCACTAGATGGCGCCTCACTAAACCAATCAAGAGCGCCGCTCCCGTCATCAAGTAGCCTGACGTATGCCGTACCGTAATCTTTGGCGATCAGGACTTTCGATCCTGTGCCGCCATCTAGCGTTAAGCCTGAGCTGGCGTTGTTTGGGTCAACTGAGATATTCCAGTTCGATGCGTTTCCAGACACATCCTGTAGCCCAATCCATGTTCCTTTCTTGAACGTATTGGCCAACGCCGCGAGATTCACAACAACAGATGCCGATTGGTTAACGCTAACGAATTCATTCTTGACGCTATTCGCTAACGTTGTGTTGCTCGAGACTGTTGTGTCATTGTACTCAGCGGAACGCAAACCTGTCGTGTCAGTAAACCACCCTTTTGTCGCAGCGCCAGTCTTGATTATCCTGACGTAAGCAAATCCATGGTCAGTTGTGATTACCTCTGCTGTGTTAGTTGCTCCGTCAAGCTCCAGGCCGGACACGCCGTTGTTTGGGTTAACGGAAATGCTCCAGTTGGAAGCATTGCCAGATATATCCTGCAGGCCGATCCACGTCCCGTCATTGAACTCGTCGGCCGTATTGGCCATGGTTATCACGACCGGGCCAGATGGATTGACGCTAATGACTTGGTTGCGGGTATTTGCGTCAAGCGTGGTGTTGGCCGTAATGACCTGATCGTTGAAATCGCTGGCAATGATGCCCTTCGAGTTGATCTGGACCTGCTTCGTGCCGTTGCTGTCGTTTATGAAGAACGATCCGCCACCGTCGCTTTCGCCTATCACCGTAGTATTGGTGTTCGTTGAGTCGTTCGACCTACAGATAATGTAGTTGATTCTCGCGGCGTTTATGGATTCGATCTTGACGCCCGTGTTCGTAAACACGTGCGTGATCTTCGTGGAGCCGAACCCGCCAAACGGCTGAAACGCGCCCTGGGACCGCCTTGCTCGCGCAGGTGTCGTTGTCCTTGCTGGAAGTCGTGCTGGGCGCCTGAACGTTGTCATTATTTCAGAACCGTAATTCGGACCTTGGCGGTATTGCCGGAGGAATTGTACACGCGAATCGTGTTGATGCGTGCGTTAGCAGCAGAGGTCTGGTCCTCGCCGAGCGTCAGCGGAATGCCGTACTTCTTGGTTTCGGCGGTTCCTCGAAGTGACACGGAGAACGAGTTGCCTGTGTTATCGTGAATCAAGGCGCGCGTGTTGAAGTCGCTGGCTATGTTCAGATATTTGAACCCAGACAGCTCGTCGTTGTACACGACGGTATTCGCTGCGTTGGCGATTGAATGGACTTGCGTGTGCACTTCGCCGTCCACAGTAATGCTCGCCGGTCGTTCCATCGAACCGCCGTACACTCGCTCTCGGTCAACGAGTGAACTGAAGTAGTTAAAGTTCTGAAGCTGGAACGACATTATTGCTCTCCAATCTCTTTCAGTTCGTTTTTGTACGGAAGCCGCACTTTGTTCGGGTCAACGCTCCGGTTCTCTACGGTGCCGTCCTCGAACTCGACCTTGATCTTCTCGATCTTTCCTCCGGCGGCGCGCTCGACTCCTCGGTACCACCCCCATCGCCACTTAGTCCGAAGGCAGGCAACTACGCGGTCGCCTTCCTTGACTTCGCCGCGAGTCACAACATCCTTGAAGTCTTCGACGTTAGGCTGCACCTTCCTGCCGCTCAGGATGGCGATGGTTGCGATTGTCTCAGTCCTGACTCGCTCGCCAAGCTTTCGCAGGACACGCTCAAATTCCCAGTATGTCTTAACGGTGTCTTCGGGTAGATCGCTGTCCTTGTCGGTGCCAGTGGCGGTTTTCAGCAGCGCTTCGTGGTCAGGATTCATTACGGTGCCCATGGTTGCTCCTTGCAGTATCTGCAGTTCCGTCTAAATAAAAAACGACGACAGCGCCGGCCAGTGAATCAGGCTAGCGGTGTCGCCGTGGTACTTCCAGACATTGATATCTGTTGTGCACTCATGCTGGAAATACCTCAGCACAGTATAAAGCCCGACCTGGCTATGCAACTTACCAGGCCGGGCGGTCGGGGAGGAAGGTAGGTTACGCCAGCGTGCCGGTGCCATGGACGACAGCGACGCGCCACTTCGTGCCATCGCAAATGGCCTTAGCGAAAGCGCCGATCTTTTCGTTGGCAGTCGAGAACGTGACCGTGTTATAAGTAATGCTGTTCAGAGACACGATCTTGTTCGCTGTCGCGCAGTTCACTACTAGGTTTTGGTTGGCTTGCTGCGTCACCTCGAGCCAGGCCCCAGACAGGCTTGTGGCGGGCGTCGGGAGCTGAACCGTGGTGGCGCCGTCAGCCTTGGTTGCAACCAGCAGGCCGCCATAGTGCGTCGAGTTGACGACGATCGTAGCTGCGTTCTTCTGGGTGACTGGCTCTGAAACATAGCCTCCGCCGGACGTGGCGATAGGAACCGTGACATTCAGCTTGCTGTCGCCGACGTTGAACTCGACGTATTCGGACGTGGAGCCCAGGAAGACCTTCACGTCCATGTCGTAGGTACCATTGCCGACGTTCAGCGCTCCCTGGTCGTCAACTGACGGCAGGACAGAGAGGGCTTCACCGGAAGCCAGATCAACACGGTCAGACGAAACCAGGGCTTCGGTCCACAGCCGCAAGATGTTACGCGCGCTCATTGTATTACCTTTCGCGATTTACATCGTCATTGATGGCTTTGTCCAGCACGAGCTGCCCATCTCTTCAGGGACCTGACAAAGAAGAGCCCCGATTTGAGCCTCGGGGCCACAGCTTGATCTTTCGACTAGTTGTCGATGGCGCTGTCGCCGTATTGCACAGCGGCAACCCAGTCAACCTTCAGGGTGTCGGCCAGTCCAGCGGCGCCAGACTTACAGAGGATCATCGGCGTCAAGGCCTCGCCCTCTGGGAACGTCGCAGCGTCGATGTCGGTCGTCGAGACCTTCGTGTTCTGCTCCACACCGTCCACGTAGAACTTGACCTTATTGCTGGCGGATTCGTTCGGGTCGTACTTCAAGCCGAGCTTGACGTAGGTGTTGGCAACGAGCTTAACAGCATTGGCTTCAACCGTGTTCATGGTCTGGCTCGCGGCCTGGAAGACCGTGTCCATCTGATCGCCATCGTCGGCCTTCAGTAAGAACCCAATGAAGCCCTTTGTGGCGATCAGTGCACCAGTGTCAGTCACGAGGTAGTCAGCGGCGACCGGGCCAGTGCCAAGGCCTGCGAAAACGTACAGCGCGTTGTTGGTGATGTCGCTCACCTTCAGCCGCGTCTCGAACATCACGGCGCCGGTATTCCCGCTGCCATTGTCGATCCGCATGGGGCCGCCATAGCACATCTGCAAGTGGCCTTCGTCAGCGGCGGTGTCGAGCGTCGAGAACGTCATGACGCCAAGCTCGTCTGACAGATTCGGCGGGCCGTCATCGCCCTGGATCAGGACGCCGGTGTCCTGGTAGGTGTAATACCCGCCGCTGGCGCCGGCGCTGGCATGCTTCTGGGCCTTCTCGAAGTCGTCATAAATGACGATAGCATTGCCAACCAGCTGGTCGTGCTGCGGCTGCAGGAGGTCGCCGAAGATAATCGGGCTGGGGCCACGGTTGTCTTCACCAAAGTAACGTACAACGTTCGTCATGTCTCAATCCCTTTCAAGGACAAGGTGTTCTGCGAAGCACCCCACTTCGCCATATTTATAATCCATCAACGGGTAAAGAACAACCTTGCCCTCCTGGGCAAGGCAACACTCATTTTGATTTCTTCTTGTCTGGCAGAGAGCTGTACTTCGTGCCGCCCAATCGCTTCTTTGCCTCTTTCTTTGAGAGGCCCTTCTTCTTGATTGTCCCACCGGCGACCGCGCCGAAGAACCTAGCCTGGGCTTTGCTAACTGGCTTTGGCACTAGTCATCTCCGCCGAGGCCGAAAATACCCAGCAGCTTCTGCACGGTACTGACGCGCTCCTGCAGCTTCTTCGGCCACTCGCCAACGTCTCGCGTGACCTGAGGCGTACTCTGCTCTCGCTGTCGCTGTTCACGTCGCTGACGCTGCTGGCGCCATCGGCTATCCGTCCTAGGCGGAGTGTACTCCTGTCGCTTCGGCTTGGCTGGAGTTCCGCCGTTCGGCTTCGGCCTGGACGGAGCGCCGTTTTGCGGAGGTTTCTCTTTAGGCGCAGACTCATTCATTCGCTTTTTGTAGTCCTGCAATCGCTTTTGTTTGGCCGGCCCTTCTGGCGTGTCGTAATACGGCATGATTGTCCTCGTTAATTTTTCCTAGTTACAGTCCTGCTTTGCGACGAGCCAACCGTAGCTGGTGCGGCCTCAACCCTGGCCTGCCCTGCGACCGCCGTTTTTCGTCAACAGCCAGAGCGTGCTCAGCTTGCTGCTTCTGGTACCCTTTTGAGACAGCCTCGAATCCATGGCCAGGCTTTGCTTTCATCCCTGGGCTGTGTCGACGCTTCGACATCTCTACTTCTCGAGACGCCCGCTCCCCTCGCTGCTCGGCCTCGGCTTGCTTCTCTTTACCGAGCTTTCGAGTGTACGATAGCCCGCTGCCTTTTTTGACCCGAAGGCCGCCGATGACTTTTACCATGGCTACCTGAACGCTTTCATGAGTTTCTTCCGCCGTTCACTGCGGCTTGCTCGACCTTGTGCCGTTTTTGATTCAGCAGCCTGTGGGGTCAATGTGCCATGCTTGGCAGCAGCCTGTGCTGTTCGTAGATCGTGCTTGCCGAGACCAGGCCTGCCTTTCGATACCTGGTCTTCATGGGCAGCAAGCGCATGCTGGCCCTGTCCTTTTAGGTATTTCTCACGAGTTGACTCGCCGGTGTCTTGCATTCCATATGCCTTGCTCCTTCGCTTCTGGTTCTCTACAAGCGTTTCACCAGACCGCCCTTGACGATTGAAGCGCTTCAGTTGAGCGATATTGTACCGCTTCTGCTTGTCAAGCTTCTTACGGTCTGAAAGACTGAGCCTGACAACACCTCCACTTGGGAGGTTCTTGCCTAACACTTCGTTCGCTGAGCGCGTGTCAAATTTCGCCATTCGGCTATCCTTACGCAAGCTTCTTCATGAGGTCGTCGATGCTTTTACCAGAGCGTCGAAGTTCTTCGATGTACTTCTTCTGCTCTGCGGCCGCCTTGGCAGTCTCTTTAGCGTCAGGCTTCGTCCCGCGACCCTTAGGCATTTTCTCAAGCTGCTCTCTGCGCTGCCGCTCTTTCTTCTCAGCTGCGCTTTCTTTGAGCCCGCCGCCTCGATTCATCCTATCTAGCTCCATTGCCCCGACGTTATTTGGCATCTTGGCAAGCTGAAGCTCGCGGGCTCGGCGCTGTTCAATGCCAGCCTGTACTTCTAATTCCTGCAGCTCATTCATCCGGCGCTTCGCGGATTTGTACCATGTTACGTTCGACGGCAGAGGAGCAAAGAGGGCGGCCAGGCGTGCGTTTTGACTGGCCTTAGCTGCACGCTCGCGCTCCCATTGCTCGAACTGCTCGATCTGCTGCTGCAGGTCGCGCTGGCGCCGCTCGTAAAATCCTGGAAGTAAGGGCATTCTACCACCAAAAGACACCTGGTCGCGGGGCTCCAATCGGCCCCGCGACCAGACATGTCAGTGACAAGGCTTAGCCGGTCGAAATGACGGCGTTGCGGCGCCGATCAACACACAGGTAGTTGTAGGTCATGTCCACAAACACCTGGTACACGTTGTGCTGATTCGGGGCTTTCGTCGCCTCGGATTCGCGCAGGTAGTCGCCCTTCATGCAAACCGGGTAGAACGTCGAGTGGTCGATCATATAGACCGGGTCATCCGACCGCTCGTCCAGCTTGGGAACCCAGATCACAGGGTGCCGGCGGAACGTCATCGTGCCGTCCATGCTCGCCAGGTCTCGTCCGAGATTCTCGTTCTGGCCTTCGCCGAGGTCTTCCATGGAAACAATAACGTCCTCAGGAACGTAAATGCGGAACCGCTGGCCCATGCTGCCACGGTAGTCATTCACGGTCACGGGGCTGCGGAAGTCGATCTTGCGGTGCGCGGTGCGCATTCGCTTGATCAGGTCAGTCTTCGTAACGCTCACGTACTGGTCGGTGTAGTTCTTGAAGTTGTCGGTCGTGTCCAAGTTTACACCGCCGATGGTCGTGTGACTGCCGGGCAGAGCGCCGTTGAATCCGGCGGTCGCGTTCTCGACGATCCAGTACTGGATGCCGTAAGGCAGCTTGGTGTCGGTGACGGCCGGAACGTCGCCCCACGCCTTATTCTCGAGCTCTTTCACGAGCGCGAGCAGGGCACTGGCCCGACGCGGCTTAATGACGTTCAGGATCATGCTTCGGCCGCGATTCATCAGAATGTCAGTCTGATACATCAAGGCCCAGTTGGTCTGCAAGTGCCGCCACGGAATCTGCAGCTGGCTCAGCAGGTTGGGGATGTTCACTTGGTCTGTGTCCAGCAGGCCGACGTGCTTCGCAGCCTCGGTATCGACCTTGTCCATCAAGGTCCGCTGGATTCCAGTACCACTATCGAAAACGACCTTGTCCTTCTTGAACCACTTCGAGAAAACCTCGTAGTATTGAAGGTCCTGGGCGATCTGCTGAAAACGCATAGGCCCAAGGTCACGCAGGGTGGTTGCTACAAGATCAGCAACGTCAAGAGCAGTAAGAACGGCCACAGTATGTACTCCATGTTAAGTGATGAACTGGTTATTGCAGAAACTCAGTCATCGGCAGTGTCCGTTCTTCACCCTGCTGGGTGGCATACCACCGGAAAAGGTTCTACATATTATTATTGGCAGACACACACGTATCTGCAAAGTCGCTTATCCGTCGTATCGAACGCCGCCAAACGTAACGTTGTCGTAGTAGATGGCGTCCATTCGCCGCGCTTCGCTGCGGCTGGAAATTGAGGTGAGTCCGTTTCCGTTGTATCCGATGATCTGTGCCCCGCGCCGACGATCTCGCGCGATGTTTCCTGCCAGCTTCTGCATGAAAGCGTCATATCGAGGCCCCTGCTGCCCAAGTGCCCGGAACTCAGCGACTGCCAAGCAGGACGCCAGAATCCCTGGGCCGTGGACCTGGCCACCGAGCGGGTAAGGGTGGTCCTCTGTGATTCGAATGCCGTGAGACTGGTACTGCAGCGACAGGTAGTACAGGCCGTCTGGCGTTGGGTGAAGGACCAGCTCGAGTTGCTGCGGGTCGTCGCCGGCAGACTCGGACGGGAAGATGGCCGCGATCTCGGGCGGCGAGGTGTAGTCCTGGCGGTTCTCGAGCTCACGCACGTAGGCTGGAGGCGCGAAATGGATCGGCCCGCCGAAGTAATCCCCAACGTCGCGGTAGACTATCGGCCCGATCGGATGCTCGAAGTCTGGCGGCAGCGGGTATACTCGCTGATCGGCGACTGTCTCGAACTCCCAGGTCGGGCGCATGAATGTCCACTCGTGGGCCTCCATCGCGCTCACGGCGTACGGGGCCGGCAGGACTGGAGGGTAGTAATACTGCCGCAGCCCCTCGTCGATGATCTCCTGGACCTCTTGCTCCTGCTCGTCGTTCCACGTTGCGTGGTTGTATCCGTACCCCAGAAGCTTACCTACCAGCCGCCGGATATAGTGGTAGTCAATCTGCAGCGAGTCTGAGCGATTCTTAATTGGCCAGGTCATATTGCCCTCACTACTTGTAAATGACTACCAAGTGGTCTTCTTCTACACTACCTTCGTCAACTATCTTTACGACAACCTCGTGACCCTTAGGGAATGCTAGGCCGTTAAGCGGAAGCGTAATATAATGATGGCCGCTTTTATTAATCCCGATCTCAAAGTCAATTGTGTTTGCTGTAACGTCAAGGATGTCAAGATGGATGTTATTACCTGTGACGTTGTCTCTGTCTATGGACCATATAATCTGCTCGATCACCCATGACTGCTCTGAATTCGCCGCGATTGTTACTGCAGTCGTGTTGGTGCTCGTAGCGTTCGACGCGACACGCTGAATGGCATATGTGTCTGGCTGGCCTCTCATACTGCCGGGCCTCCGTCGTTAATTGTCCACCCGTCTGTGTTTTCCATTGTGTTTCTTGCTATCGAGGCCGCGCTGTTCGGTGTGTATTTTGAGCCACCCATGTTGATCGTTAGGCCTGAATTTTTCGACTGAGGCTGCCACGCAAGTAAGGTTGCGTCGTAGTTGGCTGTGCTTATGCCAGGCGCGAATGCAAGGACGCTGAACATGTTTGTTATGTTCGAAATATTCCATGTCTCGAGCGACTGGTCAAACGAATCGGCGTTGTAGAACACCTCTTGGATTGTCGTGAGCCCAACTGTATTTGTCCAGTTTACTGGCCTGTTGAAATTCGTGCAGTTTCTGAAAGTTGAGCGAAGGCTCGACACCGTAGACATTTCCCAGGCATTCACAGCTCCGTTGAAGCTGGCGCAGCCAAATAACATCTCTTGCATGTTGGAGGCTTGGCCAAGCTGCCAGTTTAGGTCTCGGTTAATGTTCGTCGAATAGAACATCGCCTGGAGCGTTGTTGCGGAGTTAAGCTTCCAGCTAGAGCAGTTTACTGCATTTGCGTTGATGGACGAGTAGAACATGAACGACGCTGTTTGAACATGGTCGAGGTTCAGGTTTTCCCAGCCAACGCTATTCGTGAGATCGGATTGGCGAAACGCGGCCTGCGTCGTTGTAACGGATGCAGTGTTCCACTGCGACACATTTAATCCGCCGACATCGAGTGCTAGACAGCCGCGCATAAAGTCGCGCATGCTTGTCGTGTTTGACAGGTCAGGATAGTCAGTCGCGTTGATCTGCATGAATTGGCAGCCGTAGAACGCGCCCTGCGCGTTGGCACCAAATTCCAATATGCCCCACGCAGATAACTTGACCATCTTCTGCGAATCTCCGGCGTTTCCAAATCGCCAGCCCCGGAGAGTTCCATTGCCGTAAACTGTGACAGTGTACGTGTTAGCCCCGCCAGCGAACGTATGCGTTGTGCATGCGTCGTCATGCGCGGTAATGTGATCTAGCCCACCTCCATCACCCCAGTCAATATAGAAGTCGTAGGTGCCAGTAGCAATAAGAGGCAGAGTAAACTGGTCGTCGTTAGACGTGCCAGTGCGATCTGTCTGCACATTGAATACAGTGTTGCCGGTCACCGGCTCGCCGCCACCACCGCCGCCAGAAGACACAACGCCAGACAGCCCTGTTAGGGCGCTCAGGCCGGAGATATTTGGCAGGAAATTTGACATGCTACCTACTTTGAACGGTCAACATACTGGTTTGAGTGCCGTCAGCCAGCGTGATCAGAATCTCAGCGCCCTTCGCTCCAACGAGACCGCGGTCGCCAAACACCAGCTCACCTGGTCCGCTGCCTGTGATATCAACCTTCAGCAGCGTCGTGTTGGCCGTGTTGTTTTTGATCTCCAGCGACCCGGTGTTCGGCGCGCCGCCGTAGCTCCAGACAACCCAGTCAATGACGTTGTACTGCTCAGAGTTTGCAGCCAGCGAGATATTACTGTCTGCGCCTGACGCGGCAGTATTGTACTCGACCGTCTGCTTTGCAACCGTGTCAGGCAAAGACCTCATTTCTTGTTCCTTTATTTGTAACGAACGCTAAGGTTCTTTTCGCACCGCTTGGCAGTAACTCGGACCGTTACCGACTTTCCAAGCTGGCTAACCATCTCTGCGTTTTTGAAAGTTTTGAAAAACAGTCCAGACCCTTCAAAGAAGTGCCTCCACCACGCTTCTCCTGTCTCGCTATCCAGGACCTCAATAACGCCAAGGCGATTAGACTTCTGGTCAGTTGACCAGTCAATCCCACGAATCACCCAGTATTGCTCGCTATCGCCAGGAATACTGATCTCAATTGTGTCATCATCGCCAGATGCAAACTTCCTGTAGGTAGTGTAAGTCGTATCAGGAAGCGTATACATTTCCCCTGCTTTCTGGCCTGCCCGGCCGTTAAATTACTGAGTAATCTTCGTCGTCTGTTTGGGACAGGGGAATCCCGCGCTCACGAAACCAATTGTCAATATTGTCTAGCGCTGTATCAAGGTTAGCCTTGGGGGCCGACGAAACGCGGCCAGCCGGGCGTGACGTGTGCATGCTCTGCCGCTCAGCCACTTTCTGCTCGACCTCACGCTGGACGATGTGCGCGTGCTCCTCAGGAAACGCAGCATACAGTGATCGCACGTACAGCTCATCCTTCGGCAATGGGGCTTGCCCGCTCTGGACGCGGCCCTGCTGCAGGAGGTTTGCGGTGCGCTCGAGGTGCGCGCGATTCTGAAACTGGATCGTCTGCGGACTCAGTGTCTCGATCGTGCCGCGACCAAATACGTGATTCCATTGATCGAGCGAGTTCACGAAGTCGTCGAACTCGTGGATTGCCTGCTGCTGCGACTGCTGCTGCTGGCTCTCGATCAGCTGCTGGAGTGTCTGTGTCTGCCGCTTCATTTCCTGGTCGCGGCGGCTCAGCTCGATTTCGTGCTTCTTACT